TATCAATGACAGTTACATTTTCAATGCCGTTGACTTCATTTTCGTTGTTACCCTTTGATCCCAAATCTGTTGCTTGGGCTGAAGCGGTATCAATTAAGTCTACGTAATTTTCTTGAGTTGGTCTATCTCCTGTTTGGAATAAACCTTTTACATCTGAAATTGATATTTTAGCCATGTCGCAATTATATCACCCTTTTAATTAGATAATTATAGAATATAGTTGCTATAGCCAATAACTTGTAGTGGAATTGCTGGGGTATTTCCTAAACCAATAGCCACAATTTGAATGGCTGAAAACTTAACTCTAAAAGGAAGTATGTCTGTTACTAAGGTGTTTCTTGTAAAGTCTTCTACCTGAATTAAGGGGTAGTCAATAGGAAAAATTTGTTTTGTTTTACCATTAAGTTCATCAAGTATTAATGCTGTGGCCATTAATCTGTTACATCTTCAAGAATCTTCATGCTACCCTGGCAAACTGTCCAAACTCTTGTTGGATCGCTAACCTGGATATCAAAGATGTCTCCTGTCTGCAATACATTGGATTCTTCTGCTGTAAGCCAAACTGTAAATTCTCCAACAAGGTCATCTTCATCTGCAACTGGATGCAAAGCCATTATTGTAGTTGCATTATCAGTGATGACTCCTTTGTCTGATGCAAGGGTTGGTCTCTTAATCTTCATAGCAATATCCCATTCAGATCCAGCACCTTTTAAAATTAACGGGACTTTTGCATCGTCTGTTACATAAACTTTAAAACCAGAAGTATCTCCACGAACGACAGTCCAAATAACAGTTGGAGGTGGATTACCTATATTATATAATGATTGAGATCCTCTTAAAGTTGCCATATTGTTATTATATCACGACAAACCGTCTTTGAGTGCGCCCCAAGTACCGTTTCCTTTTGTTTGAACAATTAACATTCCGCCAAAGGATTTGGTCTCATTAATTGCAACAACTCCTACATATCTTGCTGGCCCTGTTGATGGACGATTTCCTACAAGCGTTCCAGTTGAATCTATATAAACTTTTGTTCCAGCAGCGCCAAGATACACAGTATTCATTTGTATAATTCCAGAAACTACAACAACACCATCTCCACCATTTTCGCTTGCAGGAAGTATATCTGTCTGAGTCAAGCCAAGAATTGCAACATCTGGATTATGTGTAGGGCTTGATGGATTATATTTTTGTACCGTTGTTTTATATTTCCCTCCATGAGAAACTTTTCCAGAAATAAAAACGGGAGTTCCAGCAGGCAATGTTAGAGAAGAACTGTCATTTCTTACAGGAGAAGCAACACTAGTCATTCCTAGTGGTGGCAAAATATTATTTAAAGCATCTACTAAAACTTTAAAATCTCCGTGTACATTGACTGGATCTGAGGCAATAGGATATGAAAGTGAGGTAGGATAATTAGATGCGTATTGTGGCATAATCTTTATTATACCACCCTCTAAAGTTGATTTATCAAAAATCTCATGCTATACTTAGTAGTAACACCTACCAGGGTGTTATTGTTTTCTAAGGAGGAAACTATGATTAAATTTATCGAAAGAAACAAAGAGATCATTAGCACACTCAGTATCGTTGCATTAGTGTCGGTTATGTCCAATGCTAGTGCTTCTTCAGATCTTGATACAAAAAACAATCTTAGCCTTGAACAGGCTCAGACATCGGAACCCGCCTCGAAAGAGGTTTTTTTGGTTTCTAAGACAAAAAAACTAGAGAGTTTTGAGAACAAGGTTTCTCTGACTGATTTAGAACTAAAGGAACTGCTTTCTCTAGTAGGCTTCAAGGGTAAAGACCTTGTTGTTGCTTGGGCAGTGGCCAAGAAAGAATCTAATGGGAGACCATTGGCTTTTAATGGCAACCACAAGACTGGCGACTCGTCTTATGGAATGTTTCAAATCAATATGATTGACGGCCTTGGTCCTGATCGTAGAGATAAGTTTGACATTAATTCTAATGCCGAACTATTCAATCCCGTCAAGAATGCAGAAATTGCCTACTATATGACAAATGGTGGAGATGACTGGTCTTCTTGGAAGGGTATTACCCCAAGAACCAAATTCTGGATGGCTAAATTTCCTAAATAAGCGGACTTAAAAACACCTGTAAGGTTATTCTATTACTAGATGACTTTACAGGTGTTATTCCATGTGAATACCCTGAATCATTTACAACGGCTTTATTAAATGTTGGCTCAATGTTTTTCCATTCATTATTCTCTGGATTAAGCCAATTAAACATTCCTCCATCATTATATTGCCAAGTTTCATTTAAATACACAGTAACGGCTCTACTATATATGCCGTCTGAGTGAACTGGAATGTAGGAATCTTTTGACCAAACATAAACCATTGCAGATCTTGAACTGATTAACGGAATATCTCTATTTTTATCGAATATTAACTTATCTTCAAGAATTGATTGTAGTTGAGGTAAAAACTCATCTGGAAGTCTAATACACACGACTACAGAACTATCCTCTACTATTCCTTTATCCCAAGCCTGGTTTGTCCAAACAGAGTTTAGTCCAGATCTCCCAGACACAACATCTAGCCCAAAGTTGTAATATTTTTTTGCTAGGTCAATTGGTAAAAAATCTTTAAATTCTTTCATTTTATAAAAACCTTTCTGATATATCGTCATTTGCAAACTCTGCTGGAACTGCAACTTTGTAGTTTTCATTCAAATAATGATGTAAAACTAGTTCAGATGTTGGGTTTATCCAGGGCTCTAAGTGTAGCATAACATGTTTCTTATTATAGAACCTCGTTTGAATCCCGATGCTTTTATAATATTCATATAGGGCATATTGGTCAATGACCCATAGGGTTTGGCTATACATTTCTTCGGATATCTGATTTTTTGCATCTATTAGTTTAAGGTTTATGTATTCTTTCATAAACTTAAACATATTTTTTTCTGTGTGTATTAAATTTTTACTAAATAAAACCTGCCCAGCATTAAGTCCATTATTCTCAACATTAAGACTTTCCATAATATCGTAGCAGTTGTCTTCTCTTGTATAGATAGATTCCGTATTCCCATATATAGAAAATAATATTTCTGGGTCATTATAAAAAATAGTATCAGTATCGACATAAAGAACATTATCATATCCTAAACTTCTTAACGTTTCAAATGTGTTTGTCCACCTATGCCAAAGTCTTTCTGCATTTTTTGAGTTATCATAATCAATGTTTGGTACGTTATAACTAGGTATTTTAAAATATTTAAAAATAATATTTAAACTTTTATATTTTTCTATACTAGAAAAAAAATTTTTATCTGAAATGTATGCATAAACATCTATATTTTTATTAAACCTTCTAAGTCTTGACACTGAATAAATCAACTGTCTAAACCTAGAAGAGTCTTCAAATTTTTCTTCACCTGAATTAATAGAATAAACTATTGCATTTTTCATTATCTCATCCAAGAGACTACGGCATATCTTTCGCCTTCAATAACTGGTAATACTGAATGATTATAAACATATGTTGATGGGAAGACTATCATCTGGTTTGCTTTTGGTTTAAAAGCAATATCAAACCTAGGAAACAATATTTCTCCACCTAAATAATTATCATTTATATAATATGTTGTAGAAATTCTTCTATGATAATCTTGGTGATCGTCAATGTGGTTTGTAAACTTTTGACCAACTCCATACTTTAATATTGCGTAAGAATCATGCCATGGTGCTGCAGTACCAAAATAACTTTTATAATCTCTTTCTATTGGATCAAAATTTTCAAAGAATAGATTGTTTAGTGTTGAATTAAAAGAAGATTGAAGACTAGTAAAGTCTTCAGAAATTGCTCCATAATATGGAACCCCAAAGGTACTGGTATCTCTTGAATCTGTGTTTACTCCAGGATCACTGTCAGCCTTTACTGATGCTGGAACCCATAAAATATTTGCAGAAACAAGTCCTTCTTCAATATCTTTATATAGATTCTCACTGTTAGGAATTACATTACTATAAACCATTATTCCTGGTGCTATTTCTTCTTTTATCATTTTACCATTTTCCTAAAGGGCAGGTCGCTAGTTCTAATTTTGTTTTTGCTGACATAAAGCATCCACACTTTCTACACTGTGTAGTTAATTTTATTAGTTCTGGACAGGCTTTGCATATTTCAAGCCTTGCGTCAGATACTGCAGAGTCTTCAACATATTTTACTGGATTAAGCATATCCCAAGGTCTTGTTTGTCCAAGATTTTGTTTATACTTTTGCCAAGGACTTAAATTCTCAGGCATTTATATCTTCAAAAGTTATTGTAGGGTTGCTTTGTAAAGCAGCAATAATCATGTTCGAGTTTAAATCTCCAAAATAAATGGAATAAAAAGAATGAACTCCATCAATACAAAAAGAAAATGAACAATTAGGCTCTTCTGGCCTTGGTTGTGTTTTGTGGACTACACCTTCTTCTCCAACAAAATCATTTCCATTCCAAACATCACCAACTCTAGGCATATAATCTAAGTTTGAAACATCTACGACTGTTGGGTTTAAAGATAAAGCATTAAACATCGTTGACAAAAGTGGATCCTCTGTTGTCATAGCAACTTCATCAAAGTTAATTGAAGAAAAAAATATTTTATCTTCTTCTATATTTAAATAAAAATCTCTTTTTTTCATGTTATATCTCCTTTCTTATAAGTATACACTAAGATATTATCCGCAGGCACCAGCAGTAACAACCCAGGTTTGGGTAGTTCCACAATTACTTACTTGTCCAGTACATAGGTCAACTCCACAACAGAATGGGCCAAGTCCTTCCCAGAACTGATCTGTACATCCTGTAGGGGTAGGTGCTACAGGGGTAGGTGCTACAGGGGTAGGTGCTACAGGGGTAGGTGCTACAGGGGTAGGTGCTGGGGCAGGTGCTGGGGCAGGTGCTGGAGCAGGTGTAGGGCTAGTACATCCTGAGCAACTGTTATGATCAAAGTATGTTGTAACACAGTCGCTATTCCAAATCTCGTCGTAAGTTACGCATGCTCCAAAGAAAGAATTATACTGACAAGGCCCAGCAGTTTTTACTGAATAAGGAATACATGTTGGTGTAGGTGCTACTGGTGTAGGTGCTACTGGTGTAGGTGCTACAGGTGTAGGTGCTACAGGTGTAGGTGAAACTGGAGTTGGGGATGTAGCACAATTTGTTGGAGCAGCAGGTTGTGAAACTGTAGAACAAGAAATACTTGTTGCACCAGAATTTGTAAATAGTGTAGTGTAGTCTGAACAGGCAGTGTTAATATTGTTAGAAATAAAATTACTTCCATCAATTGTTATTGCTCCTGATGTTACTGGAGCACCGCTTTGACAATATGAAAGATAAATTGTTCCAGGAACTGGTACTGATGGGCAAGAAGCACCATACCCAAGTTGTGCTACTATCTGTTCGCTACTTAAAGACGGATTAGTTGTTGTTCCAACATTTACAGTTCCACCTGCTGTTGCAGTTCCGTAGTATCCACCTCTAGAGGCAGGGATTATTGGATCACAGGCAGTATAAATATTATAAGTTGTTGGTGCTACAGGAGTTGGAGCAACTGGAGTTGGTGCTACAGGAGTTGGAGCAACTGGAGTTGGTGCTACAGGAGTTGGTGCAACTGGAGTTGGTGCAACTGGAGTAGGTGCTACAGGTGTTGGAGATACGGGTGTAGGGGTTGGACTTACGCTGTTAAGTAAGTTTCCAAAAAAAAACCATGTGTTGTCGGCTATTTTAACTAAAGTTCCTTTTGAATACTGACCATCTAAAGATTTTATACTAGACTTGCTATTAATTGATACTGCTCCACTGCCTTCAGATACTGTTACTGATCCAGTTCCTGTTTGAATTATGTCAATTGAATATCCTACTGGAATTGGTACTGAAGCGTTTTCTGGAAGTGTTACAGTCATTGGGCTAGAAGAATATAAAATAGCAGTCTTTCCGACATCGCTTGCTGATAAAGTAAAACTTGCTGTTTTTGTTACAACTGTTCCAGTATTTGCAATTTTAGGCTCAAGGTCAAATCTATCATCAACGGAGTTCCAGTCAATTCCATTTCCTGCAAGATCTGGATAGGCCCCTGTTGCTCCATTTATTGCATTTGTAATTGCAGCAGTTCTATTTACTATTTCTGCTGCATCTGCGTCGGCAAGATCTTGTAAGTGTTTAGCAATAGATGGATTTACAAGATTTGCTTTGTTTGTATTAGATCCATCATAACTATATGATCCATAGTGATAAAGTCTTAGCGCTGCCTGAATATCTGCTGCATCTGAAAGACCAGGAACTTTGGTAGGGAAAAATCCAGTACCACTAACGGTATTATCAATATTTTCTGCTGCCATTATAGATCACCCTGTTTCATTATACCACCGTAATAAAAAGATGAACATATTTTGGACCAGTCATTGGTACCCATGCTCCTTCTAAATATTCTATTCCTTCTATTTCTAGTGGTAATGCAATAAAGCCCTGAGTAGTGTTTAAATCTTTTATAATTAGGTTTGTTGCCAAAGGACCAGCATTTTCTGATGAAGAAATTGAGTATTGTACGCTAAATCTTGAAGATGTAACCGTTCCTTCTGATAGATCATAAATTTCTGCAAGGTTTATAGGTGCAATAGTTATTTTGCCACCGACTGGAGTTAAAGGGCCTTTGGTTTCTGAATAAAAATTAGACTTTAAACTAAGAAGTTCTACCCATTGTGGATTTCCAGATGGCTGAACTACATTTTGAAAAACTGTTTTGTATGTTTCCGAACTTGGGCTATAATCTATGGCAATATCTAGTGCCTGAATATCTTGGTCAATTGCATTTGCAACACTTGATTGCCTTGGATCTCCTTGAACACCTAAAATAATACTTCCACGATCACCTGTTGGTCCAAAATCTAAATCTAAACTAATTGTTTCTGGACCACCAAAGACAGTCAAATCATCATTTGATAAAAGTATGTCTGCCATAATTAAGCACCTGTTGCAGGAAACACTGCAGTAATTATTCCTGAATTAATTGGGTTTGTAACAACTGTTGCATGCTCTACTGTAAACTTGTTTGCTGGTGTTCCAGAAATGTAATAAGGAGGTTTTACAGTTAGCGTTATTGTTGCAACATAGACTGTAGAGGCAACAAAATCACCAACTAATGGGGTTGTCCCGTTTGACTGGAACCAAGAAACGGTTCCGCTATATTCTGCTGTTTCAAAAACATTAGTAACTGGAGTCGCCCCCTTTACTGGCCTAGTCACTCCCTGAATATTGTAATTTGATAAAGTTCCATAAGTATTTTGTTTTGCTCCTGTAACCTGATCTGTAACAGTTATTGTTCCTGTCATAAGAGTATATACTTTTTCATAAAAAAGATTATCAGGTTTTCCTGCTGGCGATCTAACTTCAACATCATAAACATATTCTGTTCCTGCTTGAAGTTCGTAAGAATCGGATGGTCTTATGGCACATTGAATAAATGTTTGGTCATCTGATATTGTTGCAAAGCATCTAATTGATTTTGTAGCAGAACTGCCACGAATTTCTGCAATAGTGAATTGAGCGCTATCATATGGAGCAGAGGTGTCTAAAACATAGTCGGGGTTGTTAGCAAAATTTGTTGGCATCTGAAAGTTTCCTAAAAGATATGCTGTTCCATCGTTCTTTTTCGGGTAGATACGAAATTCAAAAGTATCACCCTTATAGTAATTAAAGTCATAGGTCGCTGGAAATGCCATGGTTTTATTATACCACGCTGACATATACAGAATTGAGAATTACCGATGCATCAAAGTCTGTTCGTATTTGAGGAACTGCTCCATTACCCCACATAGACCGATCTTCAATAAATATATTCTGAGTAACTGAAAGGTTGTATGTATTTTGATATTTAAGAGAACCGACAAACTGAACAAACTCCTGATCTTTACTTGGAAAATATGTTCTTAGCCAAACCTCTGTATTTGATGTATATGTGGTTAGTTCAAAGTTGTATGTTACAAATACTTGAGAACCTTGTTTGATACCGTGAAAGTTTAAGGCTCTCTGGTGGCTGTTCCAAAGACTAGTGCAATCTTTAGGAAGATAAGTTTCATTTTGGGTTTTCTCTTTTGTATCTAGCAATAATGTGACCCATCCATCATCACCCTGAGATATTCCAAGTTTTGTTGGTTTTTCAATAGTATTTGTATATGAAGCCCAGCCTGCCTGTTGTCCAGAAGAAGACAAAGAACTTAGTCCATTTTGTCCAGATGGTCCTTTTTCTCCTCTTTGACCCTTTTGTCCTTCTGGTCCTGCTGGTCCTGGAGATCCATCCTTTCCATCTCTTCCTGCTGGTCCTTGTGGACCTTGTGGTCCAGGAACTGGAAGAAAGGAAAGAGTATTTTCTTGGTATGGGGCTGATTGGCTTTGTTCTACTTGTGCAGCATAACTAGTTTTTTTTGCACCTGGAAAGTCCATAGATTTAGAAGCAGCCATAGATATATTATCTCATGACTATTTGTTTACTTTAAATGTTTTATTCTTAATTCTAATTATTGAAGGTAACTCTGATCGTGGAGTTGATACTTTAACTACTGCCATTATAAACTACCTGTAATATCACCAATGACTGAGATAGTTCCAATCAGAGGTGTCCAAATTGTTGGCCCAGTCATATTGATATTAGGACCATCAATAGTTACCTGAAGATCAAAAGTTAATTCTGTTACTACTGACTTATATCCAAGACCCCAAAGTTCAGTAATGGATGCTGGAGCCGTAATATCAACATATCCTGTTCCACGTGAAACTTCCAGGGAATCTAAAGCATCCGACTGAGGATCATAGGTAGTAGCCTCAAAGGTCCAATCAGAAATATCAAAATATGTTACTTCATCATCTTGTAAAAACTCCACACGAAGCGGAGAGGTATCTCCTCTAACTATTTGCCACTTAATGCGAGCAGGGTCTGCTCCAAATACTTCAGGTCCATGTGTAGCCATAATACCGATTATACCACAAAAAAGACTAATACCTTGATTGGTGGGTATAGGACAAACCAAGGTATTAGCCAGTAATAAAATTATACCATGTTAGACAAAATGGACATTATAGTAAAGATTTTATAATTGTTATACAATTGTTATAATAGACAATGTCCAATTTGTTCCTATAGGTCTATTTTGACCAAGTTGGGGATAGTGTATACTTTAAATATATAAGAAATAAGAACTATCTTTATAGTTTTAAAAACTATCTTTATATATAGTATATAGGTTATTTGGATTTTGAAATATACTCAATAAGAATATCATACATGTGATCTAATTTGCGATCCATATCTTTACGTGTTTTGTCTGCTTCGTTTAGACGACTTTCTAATCTTGAAACTTGATCTTTGATACTTGATCCTGAATTTGGTTTAAGTTCGCTTAAGTAATGTCTCACCAGCCACTTGATTGCAAAGGCTATAGATGATACAATTGTAAGTATCGCTACGATTAGGGAAGCCCAGTCTTGCACAGTCATAACATTATTATAAGGGACGTTTATACTAAATGAAAACAGAGATACTTAGTACACTGGAGCATTCTAAAAATTTAATTATATCCCCTGACATGGATGGTTTTATGACCGCAAAATTATTAGAGCGTTTCAACGGTTCGAAAATAGTGGGTTCCTACGACAAAAATATTTTATGTCTCGCCGATGGTATAGATCCGTCAGAATGTTTGTTCGTCGATTGCGATATGAATCGAGAAGAGTTTGTATCTCTCGGCAATCATATGCGTTTGATTCGAGACGGTATGTCAAGTAAGTCGTTTAATCCAAATGTTCACTTTGGCGTTACGACATATAGCGACAAGTTTCCCTTCGCAACCGCTTTTTTGATTTCGTTCGCAATAGAGGCTGACCTATCCGAACAAGACCTTATACGCATGGCTTTCGCTGATTCAACTCTCAAGAACATGGAGAAATACAGCGATAACATGCGAAACTGGTCAACACGGATGGAACATCTTGCAACAAAGTATATAATAGACAATTCGGACATTGCAAAAAGAAATGATGCACAAGCAAGGTTTGATTATGTTGATCAATCATTTACATCTAAAAGATACGGTAAGACAAGATACCTGGATACCCTCAATAACGCCCTACAAGGGCAGGAGATGGCTTTTGAGCCACTTGTCCAGGGTATAAAGTACGTATCCGACAAAGTAGGCATAGAGACCCTTATAAGGTATAATAGAGATATCATTTCATATGCAGAGATATTCACAGGAGAGTATTCTGTTACATATGATCAAGAAAAGGAATGGGTATGACAAGACAAGAAGTTATTGAAACAATGATTGAAACAGTAAATGCTTATAATGTTAACTTAATGAAGCAGGCTAAGATGACCGATGACGATATTACAAAAAACATTGACGGACAGTATCCAGCATTGCAACATATGTTTAGTTTGATCTATGATGATCTAGAAGTTAAAAACGCTTTTAAGTAGTCTTACAGTTACAGTTAGTACAGCAAGTTTCTGAAAATAATTTTACAGCCAAGTTTGGTTCTTCTGGTTGTAAGGCCAAACCTTCAATTGAGTAAATTCCAATAGAGTCAAAGTCTGGTCTGCCAATATCTTCCCAAAACTTCTCTCTTCCCATAGCATCAGTTTCTGGCATAGGTTTTGACTCAAACTCAAAGTTATCGTTTAAAGAATTTTCAAAATTGTCTAATATTCCCATAATATATATTATACCCTAATCTGGAAACATTACTTCAAGCATTGAGCGATATGTATAGCGGTTGTTTGGGTTTGCTATATATATATTTTCGGCTTCTTCTTTAGACTCGTATTTAGGCTTAAGGGTTAAATTGCCATAGTCGAATTCATCAAGATATTCTGTGTCTAAAAGGTTTAATATTCCCATACCGTCCATTATATCAGAATCTGAAAAATTATTTATTTTTAACATATATTATTATGTCATCTTTAGGCCTATAGGTTAAAGCGCCTATATAAGACACTTCATCATTCAGCAAATCTGTGTCAAACTTCTTAGCAATTTTAGTCAAGATTAACTCTATTTCCATTAAAACAAATTCTTTTGCGATGCACTGTCTTTTACCAAACAAAAATGGAAAGTATTCTCCTTTTTCTAACTCTTTGTTTTTAAGCCATCTTTCAGGATTGAATATATCTGGATCTTCAAAAATATTTTTATCTTTATGCATAGCCAAAGAACTTACTATTACTTTAGTTCCAGCAGTCAAATCTGTTCCATCTACACTTACATCTTCGGTGGCCATTCTTTCAGTATTCCAAACAGGCGGACACATTCTTAGAACTTCATTAATAAAAGCATCAACACTTTCCTCTCTGAAGATTTTATTTTGCCATTTTTTATTTATAGATAGATAATATATTGCCCACTCTAATAAGTATGCAGTTGATTCATAACCAGAAAATATTATTGTAACCGAGTGATCATATAAATCATTGATGTCCATTTTGTTATTGCTATATGAGTTAATTAGAATATCTAAAAGATCATTTTTATTTTCTTTAGACTCTAGCCTTTCATCTACTATTCTTTTTACAAATTCTTTTAATTCTTTTGTTAGTATGACTAGTTCTTGATCACTTATATTGGAAAGAACTTTGTCTGACGCTATAGACATATTATCTCTTATTTTTATAAAATCATTATCTACATTTGTTGAAAAAAATACTTCCATGTTAATTTTAAAAACTAAGAACTGCATTTCTTTTCTGACATTAACTTCGTCAGACCAAGACTGCAAAGAAAAATCTATAATGTCAGATACTTTATCTTTATATTCTTTTATTTTATCGCTACTAAATGCTGAAAAAATTTCTTTTTTGTCATTCATGTGTTTAGGTTCTTCTGTAGTAAATAGGCCTTCTCCTAAAACACACTTTAGCCTTTTCCAGACCCCGCCTTTTACAAAACTTTTATATTTATTTAGAAGAACATCTTCTACCGCTTTACTAGTAAACGCAAAAAACACATTTTCTAATTTTGTACTTGACAAATAGTTAGATTTTGTTTTATTTTTTAAAATAGTGATAGCGGAGACTTGGTCTTTGTTTAGCATAATTTTATTATACACTAAGGAGTTATTTATTTTTTACGTATATAGATATTGGGTCTTTGGGTCTGTAGGACATTCCACCAACATATGACACTTGGTCATTTATCAGTTCCAGGTCAAATTTCTTAGCAATTTTTGTTAAGACTATACGCATCTCCATAAGAGCAAATTCTTTTCCTATGCATTGCCTTTTCCCAAACAAGAATGGAAAATACTCTCCCTTTGATAGTTGTTTATTGTCAAACCATCTTTCTGGTTTAAATGTATCTGGATCTTCAAATACATTTTTGTCTCTTTGTACGGCCAAAGAACTTAATACTACCTGTGTGCCAGCAGGAATTTCTTTTCCATCTATAATTACGTCTTCTGTTGCTATTCTCTCGCTATTCCAGATAGGAGGACACATTCTCAATACCTCGTTAATAAAAGCATCTGTATTTTCTCCTTTAGATATTGTTTCTTGCCAGTCTTTGTTGATCGATAAATAATATACCGCCCATTCTAGCGCATACGCAGTTGTCTCATAACTACCTAGCAAAATAGTAAGTGATTCGTCATATAGGTCATCAATTTCCATTTTATTATTGTTGTAAGAGTTAACCAAAATACCTAAAAAGTCATTCTTAATTTCTTTAGATGCTAGTCTTTTATCTACTACCTTTTTAATTATATCTTTTAATTCTTTTGTTAACCTATCTAATTCTTCATCTTGTACATCTTGAGCAATTTTGTCTGATACTATGTATACGTTTTTTTGTATTCTCGAAAACTCATCATCTATGTTTTCTGAAAAAAATATTTCCATTACGCTCTTAAAAATAATAAGTCGCATTTCATTTCTAACGTCAACCTTGTCAAACCAGTTAGATAGGACATCATCTACTACCAATACAATCTTATTTTCGTATTCGTTTATATGATCATTGTTGAATGCTGTATAAATTTCTTTCTTTTTCTCCATATGACGTGGTTCTTCTCCAGTAAACAGTCCATCGCCAAGGACAGATCTTAGTCTTTTAAATCCCCCGCTTTTTGTAAAACTACTATATTTATTTAGGGCAACATCTTCTACTGCCTTATCAGTAAATGCAAAGAATATGTTTTCAGAGTTAAACTTAATTAGGGGATTTCCTGTTGTTACTTTTTTAAAAAACATATATAGAGAAGGCAAGTCTGGAGGTAGCATAGGTTTAGTATACAGCATAGGCAAAAACCCAAATAGCCTAAAATCTGAATATTTTGTCTACATGTATGATACACAATATACAGAAAATAAACACAAAAAAATAGTGCGCCCATAATAGACACACTATCAATCTTGAATATAATACGCACTACATTTTGGGTGCGCTACCTTGTATCCACCCACTGTGTATGCCTATCAGTGGGGCATCTATACACACTGCCTGCCCTACATGTAGTGTGGACTTGTATAATTCGATGAACTCTAGGACTCTCTCCTTAGTATCGAAATTCATTTGTTTAGTAGCACCTGATGTGCTTGTTAGTGTAACTATCATTTATTTTACCCCCATAACTAGCGACATATATCGCTTAGCAATTACAACCGCTTTAGGGTTGAGAGTGCTATTGAAGCGACCCTGTGAGAAATCACTAGGGTATTTGTTAGCAATACGCTGTGCTATGCGTATAGGCATAACTGGCGCTGTATTGTTGATAGATAATGCTGAAGAACCAAACTCTTCTGCTATTTCGTTATATATAGTGTTCATATTGATGAACCTTTCTTTTATTCGATAACCTTGTGTTATCTTTTTCCTTGACCTAGGTTATTTGCTCTTTCGAGGCTCACTAGGATTTTTCTTACTATTCAATTTTTCTTATACTAGAAGTATAGCATAGAAATGTCAAAAAGTCAAGTCTAAACACGGCGTGTCGCATGTGATTTATACCACACTGATCGCACGTCGCGTTTGTCAAGTCGACACACCGATAATAATAGAATTGTTACGCTATTGTTATAATTCCCCTGGAAAATGTGACCCTTATCACAAAAATAGTTTTCTCTACTGGTCAGTAACCCCCCCTAAATGTCAGACCCCCCTGCTATAATTATCATATAAAGAAAAACAAGCGGTAAAGAAATCCGCTAAAGAAAGGTGGTCAAAATGACTACACTAAATGAAACCCTATTCTCTACTATCGTTCATGAATACCATAACGGCGGAGTAAAATCCTCTTATGGTCTTGACGCATACACTAGAAAAGAATTGCTAAAGTTTTTATTCTCTAGCAAGGCTTGCTACTGTATAAACTGTATAGATAAGGAGAATACTAAATGAGTATTTGGACTAAGTTCGCTACTGTAAGCGACTACCCTAGAGGCATGATGAACTTATGCCCTTGCGGTCAAGTGGTATTAGCACCCGCTATGTATCACGAAGGTTTCCCTTGGTGGGAAAACCCTAACAAATGTAAAGAATTATTCGAAGGAGTAAATAAATGAAATTAGATGAATATAAGCAAATGGTAGAGGCTCAACGCCTTGCCTCATTGGGTCTTGCCCTAGAAGCCCTAATGAAATCAAAAGCAATACAAGAACAAATGAAAGAAGGAAATAAATGAGCACTATGCTACGCCTTGACTCTGTATGTGGAAAGACACATACCTTCGCTGATGTCTATGACATAAACCTAAACCCTCACGGCTCTATCTGTTGCGATAACTGTGAGTCAATTCTAATCTGCCGTAAGGCTTGGGATTTTCTATATAAAGGAGTAAAATAAATGACTAAATACAATGTGCTAATTTCGTATGTATGCGAATCAGATAGCGAAATGGAAGCGGTATTCGCTCTAAACAAATCGCTATACCCACTTAGCGAAAACGAATTAGAAAAGTTCAATGCTTTTCATGTAGAGGTGGTGCCACAATGAAAACACTTCAAGAAAAGTTAGATGAAAGCGCAAAAGCGTTAGAGCCAATACTTTGGGAACTACTAGATGAAATTGAGGAAAACTAAAATGGAAAAAGATTTATTTGGATTTGCTAACGCAATTAATTTGGATCATCTAAACTTAAAACAACTAAAAGAGTTAGAAAAGATTTTAGAAAAAATAAAATAAATAAAAACAAAATTGCAGAAATAAAACTCTGCAAATTTTGCACGTGCAAAGTTATCCACATGATGCATATCACACCTACAATTTACGCTCAAGTTATCCACATGATGTAAGTCACATTTCAAAATGTCCGATTTGACCGATTACTGGTCAGTAAATGTCAGACCCCCCTGCTATACTTACTAGTATAAAGATTGAACAATAAGTAAATCTCTTAAAGAAAGGAAGTCCCAATGACTTCACTAAACACAATAGTATGCGATACGCATACACCTCAAATGTCCGCTATCTCAACAGTCTGTAATATGGCTTTTGATGAGCAATTCACATTCTGCACAGAGTGTGAACAGAATATAGAAAGATGGGCTGATATTGATAACCCATTTTCACCTTGGTCTAAGTGGAAGGTGTCTAACTAATGAGTACCCCTACACTTATTCTTTCACATATGCCTTTAACAAATGTTTTCTTGCGTGGCACAAAACAATTCTTGTGTTGCGAAGAAATGCAAACTGCAATTTATTGCGATGCACACTTTGAATTTCAAGGTTGCCAGTATTGCGATTTTGACCTATCTGCCTCAGAATGTGAGTGTGAGAACTAATG